CCTTTGTAGTGCAAAGCCAGCTGGTAGGTATTAACCCACCAGTGCCAACGGGCACAACTACAAAGCCCAATTAACCACCCAAAAAGCGCGCATGGATGCGGCTTTTTATCAAAGCCTTTTAGTTAAGTACTTACCGAGTAGCAAGCTAAAAGCCTTTGATAAACAGCAAACAACAAAAGGAGGTCACATGGCCTATATCGTAAAACCAGAATTAACGCTATTGCAGCTTGTTGCCATAGTTAAGTTTTTAGAGTGCTCACACAAGCTAGCAGTAGACACCAGCCTATTTACAGACCAAGAAGCCGCAGCCATAGGCCAAGGTTACTTAAGCCTGCGCGCGCAATTAGAAGAGTTCAAAAATGACTAAAGCAAAGCTAATACAGCTAATTCACATAGCTAAAGGGCAACTAGGGCTAGACGACGACACTTACCGCGCGGCACTGTTTGGCTCAGCGGGTAAGCGGTCGTGCAGCCAAATGAGCCTGCCAGAGCTAAACCAAGTGCTAGAGCACTTTAAAAAAGCAGGGTTTAAAGCCAAAGCTAAACGCCGTTTAAGCCCAAAGTCAGATCCAAAGCAATTTGGCGAAATAAACAAAATTCGCGCAATTTGGATCACCATGCACAAACAAAGCTTTGTGCGCGATGGCTCAGAAACCGCCCTAGATAGCTACGTAAACCGCATGCTAAACCGCGCCAAAGTAGGTGAAAACGTAAGTTACCACACTCATTTTTTAACGCTAAAGCAAGCAATACAAGTGCTAGAGCCACTTAAAAAGTGGCATAAACGCGAAATGCTCGCCCACTTAAAAACAAACAATATGCAAGCGTATGAAGCGTTTAACTGCTTAGTAACAGGCCAGACCTACGCGCGACCAATACCGCTAAGCACAGTACCGCATAAATCATACCCAGCCGTATGCAACATATTTGAGATAAGCACTAATGAAATTAACCCGTTGCCCCGTGTGTAAAAGCCACCTAAGCCTAGACCAACTAGTGCAAGACGACGCAGGCAAAGAGCTATTAAGCATCATAGCCAGCATTAACAAAAATACAGCCCAGGCATTAGTGGGTTACTTAGGGTTATTTCGCCCAGCAAAGCAGGACTTAAGCGCCACGCGCGCAGTAAAACTAGCCCGCGAAGTACTCGCCCTAACCGAGAATATTGCTGCACTGGGGCACGCTATGGAGCAAACCACTAACTCAATCATGGCAAAGCGAGTAGGCCAGCCAAATATTAAGCCACTTGCTAACCATAACTATCTAAAACAAGTGCTCACTACCTCGCTAGAGCAAATAGTACAGCCAACCGCAGCAGAGCGAAGCCGCAGTATGGAAGTTAAGCAGCAAGGCCGCGAGATGACCCAGCAGCAAAATCAGCAAGCCTATTTAGAGCAAATGAGCCGCTATGGAGGAAAACCAAATGCAAAATAACCAAGAGCAGCAATCTGAGCTGTTTGGCGAAAGCGTCGAAGAGTTGCAAGACTGCCTAAGTAAGCTATCTACGGAGGATGCAGCCGAAGTGCGTAAGCGCTGGCCTAGCAATTTGCAATCGCTAGCACTACTTATACAAACGCAGCTAAGCAATGCCAATGTAAATAACCCACAAGGGCTAGGCGAAGCAATAACCCTTGCTATAGGTCATTACTTTGGTGGGCGTGATGTTTACATACCAACAGATCAACGCTTAAAAGCAGCGCTACGCGATATACAAATATGGCAAGAATACACAGGCAATAATATCGAATTGCTTGCCAATAAATTTAAACTAACAGAGCGCCGCATAGCTGAAATAATCCAGCATCAGCGCAGTGTTGAAACCCAGCGCCGCCAGCGGAGACTATTTTAATGAGCAATGTAATGAGTAAAGCCCCAATGAGTGAAGCCGTAAACGTAGCAGCCGAGGCCGTAGAGTGTGTAGATACGCTAATAATCGACATGCTAGAGGGCAAACACCCAAACAACTACGTGCTACTGGGCACACTGCAAATGCAGCACACCGACATACAAATACAGCTACATGTAATGCAAGACGAAAGTAAGTTTATAGACGAAGTAGGCGCACCGCTTATAGCTAAAACGCCCGCAGCGCTAGAAAAAACAAAAGCGCAAGAGTTAGAGTTTATGCTTATTCATCAGCCAAACGAGCTACTAAGAGGCATTACAGAGCTACAACAAAAGTTAAGAAATTTAACCTGTTAAATTTATGTTTTGTTGCTCCCCGTACTTTTCCTGCAAGAGTTTATATAAAAGGTAACTTGGTAGATAGAGCTTACAAAGAAGTTGATTATTTTTGCACTTCAACTATTAAAAAATTAAAAGTACACAGCAGGGATAAAAGTTAGTCAGCTTAGTGTATAAAATACTTTTAAGCTCGTATGTAATGTAGTACCCCTTGCTGTTGTATATTAGGAATAGGTAATGGAAAACAAATTAAAAGAGCATGCATTAAGTGAGTTACATAACATTCAAGTCACTTTATCTTTATTTGCAGAGCTTGCAAGTCTCCCCAATAGTAACGATGTCCCCATAGGTTTAAGCGATATCGCAACTGTACTAGCTGATAATGCCCACCGAATGAAGCAAAACCTCAGTAACCTTGATTAATAGAATAATGAGCCGCGCAATGCGGCTTTTTTATACTTTTTTGATAATTTAATTCCATGTAATTAATATAAAACATAAAAGCTGTAGTTAGGCTTATAAATTCGAGTTAATCAAAAACAGAGTATGATTCCATAATAATGATTTAGTGTTGATGTTCAGGGGGGAAAGTAGTTTACTTAAAATATGTATAGCTTTGAACTCTGTTTAAATATTATATTCACCGCTGATTTATGTATACCACGATTGATATAATAGCGATTAACCCTTACTATTATCCTAATGGATTACGATAATGAATTAAATGTTCATTTGAGCAGCATGATGAAGAATTTAGTACTTACCGGCTGTGGTAAGTTTTTTTGTGCTTAATTAATAAGAGGTATTTATGGCTGTTTATTCTATAGTCAGCAATTTTGCAAGTAGGGATTCTTTAAATCAACTTATTGAATCAAAATATCCAGGAGATTTGCACTGCTCTTTTTCAGAGTACGGTTGGTTTTTAAATGAGCCATCGGGTAGTAGTGTTAAAGGAATATCGGATAAGCTGGTTGGTGAAGGAAATACAAAGCTTACGTTTGTTATTACAACAGTAGAATCTTTTTGGGGCGTACAACCAAATGCTGTTTGGGATTGGCTTCAACCTAAGGTCAAGTGATGGAACAAAATAATCAACATAACAACTTCCCATCTCAGCCCCCCCAAAATGGTGGTGGGGCTACAGAAAAGAAACACCTTGAGTGGGTGTTAACTAATCAAAATGATTTAGCTATAAAAATAGCAAAGCTCGAATTAAATCATACGCATATTGCCCAGTCTATTGATAAAATTGAGAGTTTATTAAACTCTAATTCAGAAAAGCTTCTTTTAGGTCAAGAGAAGCTATCAGGCGTGCTTAACGAGCATGTCAAAGCATTGATACAAGAAACTAAGCAGGATGTTAAAGGTTTAGGTGTAGAGTTTAAAGCGGACTTGAAAGGATGCGATGAAAGTTTAAAGAAAGAGATAAAAGATAGTAATACCGAGATCAAAAAAATAAATACTAAGATTGCATGGGCATTAGGTGCATTGGTTGGTGCTATATTTATTGGTGGGGTCGTCATAAATGGTAGCTTAGGAAAAATCTTTAAAATTATGGAACAATCTTCTACACTTGAGGCACCATCTAAAGTTAAAAAGCTTACCTATAATCCACCTAAAAGTATGGCTTTAATTAGAGAGCCAAGGTGATTAATGAGTTTTAAATTTCAGTTGATAGCTCTAATAGATGAAGTGAGTCACTATATCATTACAGATAGTGCTCAACTGATGAAATCTTAATATATAAAAATGAATAAAAAGCCGCGTTATGCGGCTTTTTATTGCTTAGTTAACCCATCCTTGAACAGCGCTTAACCCCGTACCATTGTGGTTTAAAAAGCAATTGAACGGCTTAGAATCGCCATACCCGCCATAGCCATTTTTAGCATTTACTTGCATTGCTAGAACTTGCCTAGCCCCGCTTGCATCATTTCGCCATTGTTTTTCATGCGACATAACCATAAACGAATTTGGATCGCGCCACCCACCTGTGTTTTTTGCCAATTCAGTACATAGCTGCAAAACATCATTACTTACATTGCTAGAAGTAGGCGCTTTACTTATTTTTATATTTAGCTCTTTTGCATCCGCTGCACAGGGCGTTTGGCTAAAGGTAGGTACATCATCAATAATACATTGGTAAATTTTGGCTTGGCTTGGGAGGGCACACAAAAAAATGAAAATAAGGGCAGGGTATTTCATAAATTAAGTCCTTTTAAATAGTAACTAGCGAAAATTGCTAAGTTGCAGTACCATAAAAAACTTTACTGCTGCTGTCTACTTATTAACTAAACTTTCCCGAAACCCCGCACGGCCAACAGCTAAGCACTACCCCCCACAATACCGAAAAACAACAAGGCTTTTCGGTATGTTCGTATTTAATCCCCTTAACTTAAATTACTTTAAACAAGTGCCCGAAGTGCAAACAGCACTTGCCCCGTACTCGCTTAAATTTGCCCTGTGCATATTACCTATTTTGTATTTAGAGGGCGGATTGCGCAGCGACGGCGGGTTAAATAATGTTGCCTCAGACCGTGGCGGCCTTACAAAATACGGCATTAGCCAGCGCGCATATCCAAAGCTTGATATTAAAAACCTAACCCTTGCCCATGCTGTACGCCTTTATCATCGTGACTATTGGCGCGCCATGCACTGCGAGCAATGCCCCACAGGTGCAGACTTTATATTACTCGATGGCGCAATACAGCACGGCGCACCTGCCATGACCCAATTAACCCAACGGTTAGTTAATTCAAAACCAGATGGCCGCATGGGACCAAAAACCCTAGCTGCCATTTTAGAACGTCCAGCCCTTAGCCTTATTGTATTGCTTAGCGTAAACCGTGGCCGTAAGTACGCCCGTATTTGTGCAAACGACTCAGGCCAAAAACCAAACCTAGAAGGCTGGTATAACCGCCTAGCCCATGTAACCGAATTTGCAGTAAACCAGCTAAGCGAGGTGGCGTAATGGGCGTGAACTGGGATTGGTCCTATCAAAAGGGGCGCGACAAACGCATGCAATTAGAAGTTGATGCCCGCATGCACAACATGCCATTCGATCCGCGCAGCATTCCGCTGCATAGCCATTGCGGCACTATGCAAAGCCACTTTAACAAAGGTTGGCAATCGGTTAGAGGCATCGACATACAACTACGAGTAGACGGTCAACAAAGCTATAAACGTGCCCGCAATGCCCTTAAACAACGTTTTGGAGAACCTAATGGCAATTAGCAACTGGTTTAACGTGGTCGAGCCTGTCACCAATTTAATTGATGATTTATTCACTAGCGACGAAGAGCGCCAAACCACCATCAACGAACTTAAGCGCATTGAAAACGCAGCCCAAAGCCAAGTACTAGCGCTTGAGGGCAAAATTGTAGAGCTGCAAGGCCAAGTACTCGCTGCCCAATCGCAAATTATTACCGCTGAGGCCAAAGGCGAAAGCTGGCTACAGCGAAATTGGCGGCCTATCACCATGCTTACGTTTTTAATACTGGTTTGCTTTGACTCGTTTGGCTGGCTGGCGTTTCGCTTATCAGCCCAGGCATGGGATTTACTGCAACTAGGCATAGGCGGCTATGTAATTGGCCGCAGCGTTGAAAAGGCCGCACCAGGCGTAAAGCAAAGCATTAAAAGTGTAATCGAAAAAGTAAGGAAACCGCAGTGAGCAAACTAGACGACGCCCAAAAAATAGAACAGCACCTTTTAAACGCAGCGCTATCAATGCACCGCGAACAAGCCAATAAGCCCGGTGCAGCATTTGAGCACTGCCAAGAGTGCGGCATAACCATACCCAAGCAGCGCCGTGAAGCGGTTAAAAACTGTAGCACTTGTGTTGATTGCCAATCACTCATCGAAATAAAACAACAGCACTACAGGCGCTAACATGGATTTTATATTGGAATGGTACAAAGCATTTTTAACCGTATGTATTGCCATAGTTGGCGTAAGCGGCAAAATAGACGGGCTAAACCCACAGCTCACCGACCTAAAACGCTTAACCGATCTACTCATGGAAAATGAACTAAGAGGCACGCGTAGCAGCGATAGCTAAGCATGCTAATAAAAATTTACGACAGGAAAAACCATCATGGCAATGTTACAAGTTCAAGCCGAGCACCAACGAATTAGCATATTAATAACGCTTAAAGAATCCGCCGATTTTGGCGCTAACACCAGTATGCTAGCCGATGTACTACAGCGTTATGCATTGGGTTGTAGTCGCGATCAGCTTAAAACCTTACTTAATTGGTTAGAGCAAAACGGCTATATAACACTTGATAAACTTACAGAAAACACTTGGGTTGCGCGTATAACGCAATCGGGCATAGACGTAGCCGAGGGCATTAGTATTGTGCCTGGCATTAAACGCCCAGGGCCGCGAGGGTAAAAGCTATGAGCGAATCAATCCGCAGAGGCCAACCCAGCAAAGTAGACCTGCTACCCGAAGATATTAAAAAGCAGCTCGACTCAATGCTACGCGACAAACGCTTTAGTCAGGGCGAAATACTCGACGCCGTAAACAGCCTTATTATTGAGTCGGGCTTAGATGATGGCGCAACCATTAGCCGCAGCGGCCTAAGCCGCCATGCCCAAAAAACCGAAGCCATAGGCCAAAAGCTACGCGACTTACGCGAGTCAACCAAGGCACTTACCGCAGAGCTTGGCGATAAGCCAACGGGGGACACCACCAAGCTTATTTTAGAAATGGGCCGTTCTCAGTTGTTTCGCGCTATGCAGCAACAAATGATGAACCCCGACGAAGACGCGGCGGTAGACATCGATACCATAAAAGACGCCATGCTTGCCGCTCAGCGCCTAGAGCAAACAGCCATGGCAGCCCACAAACGCCAGCAAGAAATAGAAAAAGCCTACGCGCAAAAGCTCGCCAAAGACCTAGACCAAAAGGTTAAAAACGAAAATTTACCGCAAACCGCAGACGACATGCTGGCATTTTTTAAACGCGACATATTAGGGCTAAAACATGACTAGCACAGCGCAAAGTATTAGCCAAACTAACGAACTACCACTTAGTAAAGTGGCTGGTTCGCTTGCGGTTGCTATGGGCACCGACATACTTTTTGGTTATCAAAAAGCATGGATGGAAGACGATTCAATAATAAAAATTGCTGAAAAGTCGCGCCGTACCGGGCTAACCTTTGCAGAAGCGCTAGACGATGTGCTAGGTGCATGTGCCAGTAAAGGCGCGCAAAATACCTATTACCTTGGCTCAGATAAAGAAATGGCTAAGGAGTTTATAGACGCCTGTGCATTTTGGGCGCAAAAGCTCAATATGGTTATGGGCGAAGTGGAAGAGGGCATATTTGAAGAAAAAGACCCCGACGGCTCAAAGCGATCAATCAACACCTTTGAAATTAAATTCCCCAGCACAGGTAAAAAAATAGTCGCGCTAAGCTCTAACCCGCGTAACTTGCGTGGCCGCCAAGGTAACGTAGTTATTGACGAAGCGGCATTTCACGACAAGCTAGATGAAGTACTTAAAGCCGCTATGGCACTCACCATGTGGGGCGGGCGAGTACGTATTATTTCGACCCACAACGGGGTAGATAACCTATTTAACACCCTAATAACTCAAGCACGGCGCGGCACTAAAAAGTATTCCGTGCATCATATTCCTATTGATAAAGCGCTTAAACACGGCTTATACAAACGCATTTGTTTAGTGAGTGGGCAAGCCTGGACGCAAGAAAAAGAAGACGAATGGCTAGCTAACCAAGTTGGTTTTTACCCCACAGCGGATGCCGCAAACGAAGAGCTATACTGCGTACCAAGCCAAGGCGCAGGGCAATACCTAAGCCGCCGCCTGCGTGAACGTGCCCTAAGCGACGACTGCAAAGTTATACGTTACACAGCCCCTACTGACTTTGAAAGCTGGACAGAAGAGCAGCGCGTAAAAGATGTTAGTACGTGGTGCGAACAAAACATAGATGATTTACTCAGTGGGTTAAATCCTGATCTAACCCATGCCTTTGGTGAAGATTTTGCCCGCAAAGGCGATTTAACCGTATTCAGTATTGGTGAAATAAACCAAGACACGCGCCTAACCGTGCCCTTTATGGTTGAGCTGCGCAATGTTACCTACGAGCAGCAAAAGCAAATCATGCTGTATATTTGTGACCGTTTACCAAAACTGCGCGGCCTAGCGTTTGATGCCACTGGCAACGGCGGTTACTTAGCCGAAGCCGCAAGCCTAAAATACGGCACCGAGCTAGTAGATAGCGTGCATCTATCACAAGCCTGGTATCGAGAATGGATGCCAAAACTAAAAGACTACTTTGAAACCGACAACATAACGCTACCAAAAGACCAGGACGTGTTAGACGACCTAGGCCAAATTAAACTTAAAAACGGTATTGCGCAGGTAGACAAGGGTAAAAACACCGGCAGCGATGGCAACAAGCGCCACGGTGATAGTGCGGTATCAATTGCTATGCTAATCCGCGCCGCTGAAATGGACGGCAGCGCGATCGAATTTACGCCACTGCCTAGCAAAGCTCAGCAGAGCATAAACAGCCTATGCCCAGACCACAGCGACGATATGGCAAGTGCTCGTAAGGCTGCGTGGTAATGCCACGTTTTAGAGTGTTTTATCAAGAGATATTCACCGCACAAGTACAGCAGCTAGACATAACCGCCGCCAATTTAGCCAAGGCCCACCAACACACTAAAACGCTTGATATATACGTGTTAAGCGTTAAGCCCATCATAAGAGTAAACCCATGACCCAAATAGTAGATATTCACGGCAACCCGCTAAAATCAACCGACTTTAAGCAAACTCAAACCGAGCAAGATAGCCGCGTTGGCATGCTTATGCGCCAATTTGCTGAGCACCCAAGCGAATCGCTCACCCCTGCAAAATTAGC